TGATAAGATACCCATGATGTATAAGTTAGACTTACCTGCATACAATGGTTTAACTTTTCTGAAGTCTTGGATCACACTATCTCTAGTCTGACCATAGGTTTCTTTTTGTGTACTCATGTTTGTTTCCTTTCATGTGATAAGTGAGGTAGGAAGTTAAAGCCTACTGTCGGTATGCTACCTACCTCTACCCATATTTGTTAGTCGTTACTTGCAACTTCTGTCATTGCTGTAACTGGACCTTCTAGATACTTGTCTGATCTACCTGTCCATACTGCTACCTGATGTACCTTGCCATTACTATCTCTGTAATAACCTGAATACTCTGGTGCATTATCGTTATCACTTGTTACTTTATACAAGATGATTCTATCATTGTTACTAGGTGCATACTCAGACTCAGCAAATGCTAGTGTACTGAATAGCATAGTAAGTATTACTATTAGTGATTTCATTTAGTTACCTTTCGTTATTGTTTTAGTATTGTATGTATCTCAGCTATTGTATTTCTTAATACATCTATCTCTGATTCACACCATCCTACTTGTACATACATATGGTTTACCCATATAATATATGCCAAGAGAATTATTATTGTTAACCTGTATAGGTTACTTAAAGCTAGCATGTATTGTTTCATAATCATAGTCCATCATTACTGCACAAAAGAATTTGTTACCTGGTGTTGTGTTACCTTCGAGTATACAATCCCACTGTAATACTACTTCATCTTTGTATGTTATTATATATGAGTCATCGAACTCCCATATTTTATAGTCATGATGTTCTAGTATTTTTATTTCTAATCCCATCATGTTACAGAATTCTGCTTGACCTTCTACCCACGGTAGACTATCACAATTACTTGAGTGCCAACCTGGTCCATGTTCTTCTCAATGTGTAGCATAAACTACAGACCAGAACATACAAGTTAGTGTGAATGTTATTATAAATATTAGTATGCTTCTCATGTTACCTCCTGTATTATTATTATTAATATAAAAACTATATTGCTTATCAATATTATATCCATCTTATCTTATCCTTTCTATTTACTTGTCAGGTCTATCGTGATTTGTGAACTTCGATCAGCATACTAGCTAATACATATGGAACTATTAGTATCAACTAGTAGCTAGAAAATGTGTTGCTTTAGCAACTCATTAAATGCGAGCGTAGCGAGCGAAAATTTTTTTTAGAGAACAAAAGGAGAACATCCAGTTTAGAATGTTCCCCAATTGATATTGGTTATGCTGACTTAGAATGTAAAGGCTCAAGCCCTAACTTTTTCCTTACAACATTAACATCAGCAGTTGAAGCCTTTGTTTTTATGTTGTCTTTGTTAAGATCATTCCAATCAGTACGTAAGTGATAATCTTTACATAGTGATGTCCAGCAGTTAGCCATATCAGAAACGGTATCAGCTATAATAGAATATCTTAATTCATTCTCGCTGTGCCACATTGCCGAACCTGCTTTGTCATGGTTGAACTGTGCTTGTGCTTTTGATTCATGTGCCTTTTCATTAAACATTTCATTTTTACGCTGTAACAATCCAGTTATTGAAACACTTAAATTATTAGCTAATATTAAAAACGAAGAATCATTTTCTTTTGCATTACGTGCCTTGATTGCTAATGATATAATATCTTCAAGTTCGTTGATAGCTTCCATTAGCTTTACAGTTACTTTAGTTATTTGTTGTTGTACTTCAGTAGTCATAATAAGTTCCTTTCAGTATGACGTTGTTAATATAAATATTAAATACTAATTACATACAATAGTATATATAATAATTAATTTAATTTAGGTAATAGATACTTACCTTGTGGATAACTTTTTCTTCATCACTTGCCGAGATGCGTTTGGTAAACGCCACATCCTTACGCCCCTGCGAGGGACAGACCATTCGGCTTTGGCTCGAATGGGCTGAGACGTTATGAAACATAATCGCCAATGAATAAACTATTACTGTATTGATTACCTATAGTTATCTTACTTACATAGACATACTTACATCTTCATTCTTAAGTTCTGAAAGAATAATCCTGAACACACATTGATTGATACTTGTACTGCTTAGTCTCATACTTACGTAGTAGAACACACAGCACGTAGATGGTATCATATAGCGTACGTTTGTACACAGAGACACAGGGGACACAATCAAATAGGGTATACCTTGTATGTACTTATATCAAGACGGTAGGATACCTGCGGTAGCACGAGGTGTAACCACATTGGTAGGGGGGGTTTTGAAGAAGGCATAGGGCGTAATATAATATAGAGGGTAGATAGAATATAAAGGGAGGTAACAAACATAAACCTCGATACTTGACACACACACACAAATGACTATTAATAGAGACGTGGGGGTTTTAATCCTTTCGAACTCCCACACCATAGGGGGGGGGTTTGTACAGCTACCTAGCGAAACGATCGAGATGCTGCTGTTTCATACCTTAGAATCAATTTAAACACATAAATAGGAGACATACTATGCCAATGGGTAAAGGTACATACGGATCTGCTAAAGGCAGACCAGCTAAGAAGAACAAAAAGAAAACAAAGAAGAAGATGAAGAAGTCTACTAAGAAGATCATGAAGAAGGGTATGTTATACTAATGAATATGATGACTAAATATAAAGGTGGTCCACCAGCTACTTTATCAATGCCACAACCTAATGATTTTGACAATGTACAAGATTATAAAAAAGCAATGGAACAGTACAGACGTATGATTAAAGCTGAGATGGGTCAAGATATAGATCTAGCTAAAATGCAGTCAACTAAAAACAGTAAGTTTATGGTATGAAGATGCTTACACCCAAACAAACAGCTCTTATGAAGAAGCATAAGGTGCATCATACCGCAAAGCACATGGCATCTATGAAGAAGTCTATGTTAGCTGGTAAGACATTCACCCAAGCGCACACTATTGCTAAGAAAAAAATAGGTAAGTAGTGGCTAAGAGTACCGTTAATAAGGCTGGTAACTATACCAAGCCTACTATGCGGAAACGAATCTTCAGTCGGATCAAGTCTGGCACTAAAGGCGGTAAGGCTGGTCAATGGTCAGCACGTAAAGCCCAGATGTTAGCCAAGTCTTACAAGGCTGCAGGTGGTGGTTACAAGTAATGGCACTGAAGAAGTCACAAAAGTCCTTAAAAGACTGGACTAAACAGAAATGGCGTACTAAATCTGGTAAACCTTCTGCTAAGACAGGGGAGCGTTACCTACCAGCCAAGGCTATTAAAGCTTTATCCAGTAGCGAGTACGCTGCAACTACCAAAGCTAAGCGCAAAGGTACTAAGAAGGGTAAGCAACACGTTAAACAACCTAAGAATATTGCTAAGAAAGTAAGGAAGTACAGATAATGGCTAAGACTGCAGCATGGACCAGGAAAGAAGGCAAGAATCCCAAGGGGGGTTTGAATGCTAAAGGTCGTGCATCTTACAATAAGGGTAAAACTAAGACAGGTAAGAAGCGAAACCTTAAAGCACCTAGCAAAAAGGTAGGTAATCCAAGACGAGCTTCCTTCTGTGCTAGAATGACAGGGATGAAAAAGAAATTAACCTCTGCAAAAACTGCAAGAGACCCCAACTCAAGGATTAATAAATCCCTTCGAGCTTGGAACTGTTAACAACAAGGAAAGATTATGACATCACCACTACGATTATTATTAAAAGACAGAACTAAAGACGCACAGATTATAGATGGTAAGATATTTGCACCTGGCTCTAAGTTTGATGGACTCAAAGCTACTGAATCTAACTTAATGAAAGCATTAGATAACAAAGGTGCTAAAGAAACTAACCTTAATGATTACAAAGTTACACCCAATGCAGGTGGACAGATACTTCCTGATGGTACTCCACTACCTGTAACCGATCCTATGTATGGTAAGTTCCCACCAGAAACACCAATACCTAGTACTGGCGGTTATATACCACCAACAGATCAGATTATGCAAGACGGTACACGTATGAAACCTGATAATCCTATGTATAATATGAAACCAGTAGGACAGACATCAAGTCTACTTAATGGTGATCAAAGAAAACAACTTACAAACATAGCAATGTTAAGTCAGTTAGGACTAGTATAATGGCACATGGTGGCAAAAGAGCTGGAGCTGGTAGAACTAAAGGTATTAAAGCAGGTACAAAGAAAGAACGCTTAGATGCTGAGTTAGGTAAAGGACAGACTACTCCATTAAAGTATATGTTAAACCTCTTGAATAATCCTCAAGTATCTGTAGAAAAGAAGATGTGGGCTGCTAAAGAAGCTGCACCATTTGTACATTCTAAGCTATCATCTGTTAACCAGACTGTATCTGGAGATGATAATAAACCAATCACCGTTCAAATAGGATGGCGTAAGAAAAAGGATTAATGGAAATAAACATACCGTATGAACCTCGCCCTTTACAGGAAAAGATTCATAACGAACTAAAAAGATTTAATGTCATCTGCTGTCACAGGCGGTTTGGCAAGACGGTATTCGCAATCAATCATTTAATTATGACTGCATGTGAGATACCGAATGCAAGATTGGCGTATATTGCACCGACCTATCGCCAGGGTAAAGCAGTCGCTTACGACTATTTAAAAGAATATACAGAACCCTTAATGAAACTCGGTGGTAAACGTCACGAAACTGAACTGAAGGTTGATCTATGGAATGGATCACG